GTTAAAGTCTGTTGAAGTTCAACAGTATCTTAACAAAACTGAACAGAATCTTAACAAGGATTTGCGATTAATGTTCGCTGAAGATGCTGTCAAGGCGTATAACGTGCTGAAAGAGATCATGGAAAAGCCGGATGCAATGGACAAAGATAGATTAGTCGCCGCAAGGGATTTGTTAGACCGAGCTGGCTATAAGCCGGTTGATAAAGTGGCCGCTGATGTAAATGCAGTTGTAGAATATATGATCGTGCCGCCGCCACCTCCAGGAGAATAACCATGGCTATTCATAAGATAGATTTCTCAAACTTGCCGCTGGTGATAAATAAGAAGTTCTATCCGCTATTGTTTAACGAGAGCCGTCATATGGTATTAATGGGCGGCGGTGGATCGGGTAAATCAAAGTTTAGTGCGCAGAAGATCATTTACCGGATGATAACCGAAAAGAATCACCGATTCATGGTCGTGCGTAAAGTAGGCGACACTCTTCGAGATTCCGTTTTTGCAGACCTTAAAAAAGTGATTCGTGATTGGGGATTCGAAAATCTTTTTCATATTCCTGAAGGACGTAACAGCGAAATATACATCAAATGCAAAATAAACGGGAACGAAATACTTTTTTACGGCCTGGATAAAGTGGAAAAGAGAAAGTCGATTGAAGGTATCACGGGGATATGGATCGAGGAAGCAAGCGAACTATTGGTTGCCGACTTCAGGCAGCTTAACATTCGGATGCGTGGTAAAGCAGCATACAACCAAATGATTATCAGCTTCAACCCGATTGATATTAATCACTGGCTCAAGAAAGAGTTTTTCGACCATACACCGCCAGATGCAACGACAAGCCATAGCACATATAAGGATAATCCATTCTTGGACGAAGGAACGATTAAGGAACTTGAGTCCTTCAAAGTTACGGATCCTTATTACTACAACGTATATTGTCTCGGTCTTTGGGGTGTTATGGGTAAGACCATATTCCCGAAACAAATCATTTCGGAAAGAATCGCATATCTCCACAACAAGAAGCCGCTTAAACGCGGTTATTTTTATTATGACCACGATGATACAAAGGTGCTGGACGATTCAATCAAATGGGTTGACGATTCAAACGGCGCTATTACCATATATGAGGATACGAAGCCAAAAACGCCTTATGTGCTTGGTGGTGACACAGCTGGCGAAGGTTCAGACCATTTCACAGGACATATCATCAACAACGTAACCGGCAATCAAGCAGCAGTCCTCAAGCAGCAGTATGACGAGATTGACTACGCTAGGCAAATGTATTGCTTGGCTAAATATTACAACACGGCTTTAGTAGGGATCGAGGTTAACTTCTCGACCTACCCGGTACGTAAGTTTGAGGAATGGAAGTATCCGAAGCTTTACGTTCGAGAGGTGCAAGACAGTTACACGCATAAGCTTGAGAAGCGATTCGGCTTCCATACCGGGAAGATCACAAGACCGCTTATCATTGCTAATCTCGTAACCATCGTTAAAGAGTCTGTACACCTGATTAACGACATTCCAACGCTTGAAGAGATGCTAACCTTCGTCAAGAACGAGAACGGTAGAGCAGAAGCGCAGGACGGCGCACATGACGATTTGCTCATGGGGCTGGCGATAACCTATCAGATTAGGGATCAGCAGAGTTATGGATACGAATCTACTGAAAAGTTTGATTTGTCGAAGCTTCCGGAGGATTTGAGAGAGGATTACTACAATGCACCAGCAGAGAGAAGGCCGTATCTGCTTAAAAAATGGGGATTAGTAAAGGCGGGATAAAATGGACATACTCAAGCCTTTTAAAGTGGCTGGAAAGGCGGTGAAGAACATCGTGGACACCGTAAAGGATTCAGTCGAGGAAGCGGCGATTGATGTCGATCAGCAAGACACGCTGCATTATTGGCAAGATAAGCTTGAAATATCAAAAGCAAGCTATCCGCTTGACCTGATGGATGAACGCGAATACCTGTATCTTGGAGCCCGTGGCGTAGATGCGAACATCAATAGCCGGCAGACACCGACAAAAATGGCGAACATGGTCTACAACATCGGGTATGAGTTTATCGAGACTGAAGTAGATCCTACTGTACCGCAGCCATCGGTCAAAAGTAAGCGGCCGGAGTTCTCTTGGCTGGCGACAATGATCGAGGATAGCTTATCCAACGACATAGCCGAACTTGGCATTGAACGTATCAACGATTTTAACGAGCGGATTACTCCTGTACAGGGCTTGTCTATCATCGAAGTAGCTTGGAACCCTGATTATAAGCACAAGCTTCACAGGGGCGAAATACAACTTATACACCGTCACCCGAAACAGCTTATACCTCAACAGGGCGTGTACAAGCTTCAGGATATGGATTACTTCTTCGTGCTTGAGAGCATGACAAAGGATCAGGTCATGAGGGAGCATGGTAAGAACGTAGATTACGCCACGGAAGAATATCAGGACGTGGTTAACTTATCCGGACTCGAAAACAGCTTCAACAATGAAAATGAGAAGGTAACGAAAATAACGTGCTGGTACAAGGACGACGACGACGATATAAGCAAGTTCAGCTGGGTTGAGTCCACCGTACTAGAGGACTTGCCGAAGTTCTTCTGTAGGCGCTTAGATCGTTGTAAGAAGTGTGAATCCATCAAGGATATGGAGCATTTTGAGGTAACAGGCGAATGCGCGAATTGTGGTTCGACTAAGTTTGAATCGACAATTGAGAAAGAGGAAGTGCTTGCTGCTCCGATAAGGATTGGCAGCGGTGAAGTTCTCATGCCGGGCGAGGTACTGCCTTACTTTGTTCCTACTCGCTATCCCTTCTCAATCCGCATCAACGTGCCTAAAAACTTCTCATTCGAGGGGCAGAGTGATATAGATGTCATTCGAGATCAGCAGGATACCATTAAAAAGGCTGCTACAAAGGCTGAAGAGAAGATTATCAAGGGCGGTAGCGTCATTACGTTAGCTGAAGATCAGGTCGATCAAATCACAGATCAGACTTATCAAATCATTCGTATGACACCTACACAAAAAGCATCATTCGGCGTAGAAAACCTACAGGCTGATATTGGGCCCGAGCTAATGTGGATACAGGACTCCTATAAGAAGGCGCAATCCATGCTAGGCATTACGGATAGCTTCCAAGGCAAGGAAGACCCGACAGCTAAATCAGGCGTTGCTAAGCAGATTCAGGTTCAGCAGGCCAGCGGGCGTATGCAATCTAAGCAGAAGAACAAGTATGAAGCGTTTAAAGAGCTGTTTGAAATCATGTGGGAGTTCAAGCTTGCTTTCTATGATGAACTACGGCCGTATCTTCCTAAAGATCAGGAAGGTAAGAACATGCTGCAGGTGTTTGATAAGTATGCCTTTGTCTTACGTGATGCAGAGGGTAAGCTTTATTACAACACCGATTTTGTTTTCAGCGCCGACAGTTCACAAGGATTGCCGAAGGATAAAATATTCATCTTCAACCAAGCAAAGGAAATGTCTGCAGCCGGTCTTATCGATCCTATTCAGTTTTGGGGGATCATGGAGCAGATTGGCTTCCCTAACGCTAAGCTGATTAAGAAGCAGTTAGAGGAACGACAACAACAGCAAATGCAGATGCAGCAACAACAAGCGGCTATGAACGAGCAAAATGCAATGATGCAAGCTGAGCAAGATAATCAGCCTGGTACATTCGATGAAGAGGTCGGAGGTTTACCGGGGCCGATGCAGGAAATGTATAAAAAGCTCCCTCCTGAAGCTAAAGCCGCGATTATGCGACAGGCAACAGGAGGTGGTATGCAGTGAGCGTAATGCCCATTACAAAACAATTCACTATCGAACTTGACATCATCAACGGAACAGTGGATTACAAAAACCCCGATAATCTTACTTACTTTCAAGTTTGTGGGATGATTGATTACGCTAAAATGATGATCATGCGGGAATTCTTAGAAGAAGCAAAAGATTAATCAGGCCATTCGCAGAGCAGCGGTGGCCTATTTTCATGCCAATTCGGGCAAATCGAAGGGTGGTGAAGACATGAAACGCGAAAATTACAAGATTCCTAACCAGTCCAGCGCAATGGTAAAGGCTCCGCAAACCATCATCAAGGATTCCAAAAAGCCGAAGGTGGCAAAAGGTGGAGACTTGCGGGCAAAAGGCAACTAATGACACTCGGAAAGACGAGTAAATCGCGTGAGATCGCGCAAAAAACTCTTGATGGAGGTTAAGAATGAGTGAAGCAATAGAGCCAACTGTAGACGCAGGAATCGGGGAAGTCGTGGAGCCCCAAGATGTTGAAACCGAGCAAGACACTGTAACGGAAGAAGGCGTAAAAGATTCTGCAGCCGCCGAGCAGAAGCCGGGACAGGACGCTGAAACTAATGCAAAGTTCGCGGAAATGCGGCGTAAGCTTGAAGCAGCTGAGAAAGAATCTGCTAGAGCTAAGAAAGCCGATGAAGTGGTTGCCAGACAATATGGCCATATGGGGATCACAACCGTTGAACAATTAGAACAGCATCTCGAAGAAGAAAAGTGGCGCGATAAGGGCTTCGAGCCTGAAGATGTCCAAAAGCTGATTGACGAGAAGCTTGCAAATCATCCGGACGTATTGGCAGCCAAGCAGAGCAAGCAGGATTTGTTTGTGGCTGCTCAAATGGACAAATTGAATAAAACCTACGGACTGGACATCAAGTCCATAGAGGACATTCAGGGGCTTCCTAATGCGGACGCTATGCTTCAGAAGATCGTATCCGGTTACGAGTGGGACGAAGCTTACTTGGTTACGCATCAGGACCATATCACGCAGAACCTTGCTAGTAAGGCTAGACAATCAACGCTGAACAATCAGCAAAGCAAATCGCATCTTAAAACGACCAAAGGTGGCAGTGACGTGGACACGTTTACTCCTGACCCGGAGGTTATGGCGAATTATAGAAGCATGTTCCGCAAGGAACTCCGTACTGGAAAGATGACTGAAAAGGATCTCATATCACATTATCGTAAATCGATTGGAAAATAGGGAGGTTTTAACATGGCATTTACGCCTGTAAGAAACTTGGACGGTAGCTCCGATCCACTAGAATACTATTTATTGACTGACGCAGAGGGAGTAACGATCGGTGAAGGGCTTGTTCAATCAAGCGGCCGGCTTACAAAGGTTGGAGCAACAGCTACTCCGGAATTTATCGCTATGAAAACGCAAGCTGCAGAGGATACGAGTGTTACGAAAATTCCTGTTATCCGCGTAAAGGAAAATCGGGAGTTTGAAACTGTTTCTACTGCAACGGTAGCAAGTACGCTTGTAGGTAATAAAGTAACTATTCACACTGACGGTTTGAAGGTCACAGCGACCACAACCAACGGTGTGTTTTTAATTTCGGCAACAGATGGCGCAACAACAGAATCAACAGTTCGCGGATTTTTCCGGAGATAAAAGGGGGATAAACATATGGCTGGAGTAGTTTTTAATAAAGCATCGGGTCTAAACGATTCGATTTATGGCAAGAGCCAGGAACCAATCAAAATGATGATCGAACAGGGGATTGAATCGTTTCAACAGTTTTCCATCGTAGATAACGTATTCATGATGGACGAAACGAACAATTATGCTGAGAAGTACACGTCTGAAACGGCTTTAGGCGACTTCGAAGCAGTAGGTGAG